ATCAATTGGATGTTGAACGAGCTGAAAGTGCTCCCGCAGCACGAAACGATATATTAGCCAAAAGATTCGGAATTCCGATGGAGGGTTATACCTATTTCTTTACTTATGAAGAAACCATCCCGCACAGAAAGAGAAGTTTCTGGTCTCTTCCCTGTGCCCTTGGTGCTGATCTATCACAAGGCGATGACTTTTGTGCTTTTACCTTTATGTTTCCTTTACCAAATGGAACATACGGAGTTAAGACACGTTGTTACATATCTTCTAAAACATTAATGAAACTTCCCGGAGCAATGCGAAGCAAATATGAAGATTTTCTTGGGGAAGTTAGTCTTCAAGTTTTAGACGGGATAGTTCTTGATATGATGGAGGTGTATGACGATTTAGATGAGTTCATAACAACTTCTAGTTACGATGTTCGGTGTCTAGGTTATGATCCCTATAACGCCAAAGAGTTTGTTGAGCGATGGGAAAGAGAAAATGGCCCATATGGTCTTGAAAAAGTGATCCAAGGCTCTAAAACAGAATCGGTTCCTTTGGGGGAATTAAAGAAGTTATCAGAAGAACACATGTTGATCTTTGATGAGGAACTTATGTCTTTTGCTATGGGAAACTGTATTACTCTTGAAGACACTAATGGCAACAGGAAGCTTCTTAAGAAGAGATATGATCAAAAGATCGATAGTGTATCAGCGCTTATGGATGCTTACATCGCTTACAAAGCCAACAAACAAGCTTTTGAATAAATTAAGGAGGCATGGATGTGAACAACACTTTTTTGAGTCGACTACGATTTGCTTGGAATGTTTTTCTTGATCGTGATTTAAGAGAGGAATACAAAACTTCTTATGGATCTAGTTATAGCGTACCTCAGCACCGAAAACGTCTTAATTGGGGTAATGAGAAATCCATAATTGCTGGTATCTACAACAGATGCGCTATTGATGTGTCGAGTATAAAAGTTCGTCATGTTCGAGTAGACGAAAATAATACTTTCTTAGAAACAATAGATTCAGGACTGAACAATTGTCTTTCTTTAGAGGCAAATATTGATCAGACAAACCGTGCCTTTATTCAAGACATAGTAATGTCGTTGTTTGATGAGGGCTCTGTTGCTATTGTTCCTGTGGATACTTCTGTTAATATCATGGATTCAAATTCGTTTGATATTTTAACTATGAGGACAGCAAAGGTAGTTCAATGGTATCCTCATCATGTTCGAATTAATGTTTATAACGATAATAGAGGAGAAAAAGAGGACATAATTTTACCAAAAGCCAAAGTGGCTCTTATAGAGAATCCTCTATATTCTGTAATGAATGAAAAGAACTCTGTTCTTCAACGGCTAATTGCTAAGTTAAATCTTGTAGATGCCATCGACGAGCAAAGTGGTTCTGGTAAGTTAGATATAATCATTCAGCTTCCCTATGTCGTTAAAACAGATGCGAGAAAACTCCAAGCAGAACAAAGAAGAAAAGATATCGAGGAACAATTACGGGGGTCTAAATACGGCATTGCTTATGCTGATGGAACGGAGAAAATTACTCAACTCAATAGACCGGCGGAAAACAATCTTATGGTCCAGATCGAATATTTAACGAGAATGCTATATAGCCAGTTAGGTATTAGTGAAAAGATCTTTGATGGTACTGCTGATCAAAAAGAGCTGCTTAATTATTACAATCGTACTCTTGAACCCGTAGTCTCTGCGATTGCGGACGAACTAAAGAGAAAGTTCTTGACAAAGACCGCTCAAACTCAAGGACAATCTGTTATGCACTTTAGAAATCCATTTAGTCTCGTCACTGCTACAGAGTTACCAGATCTAGCAGACAAACTCACTCGTAACGAAATCTTATCAACGAACGAGTTTAGAGGAGTTATTGGGTTCACTCCAAGTAAGGCTCCCGGTGCAGACGAACTTCGAAATAAGAATCTGCCTCCAAGCCAACCAATCGATGTAACAGAAGAGTTTGCATCGACAAAATCCAATAAAGGAGAACAAACAAAATGACAGATGTGAAATATGATTTTAGTGGCTATGCTACTAGAACTAATCTGGTCTGTGCCGATGGCCGAACCATTCTGAAAGATGCATTCAAGGGTAACGATGGTCAAAAAGTTCCTCTTGTTTGGCAACATCTTCACAACGATCCCAGTAATGTGTTGGGGCATGCGCTTCTTGAAAATCGAGAGGATGGCGTGTATGCTCATTGTGTATTGAATGAGGGGCCTAATGGCAAGCAGGCCAAAGTATTGATCGTCCATGGTGACATCAATGCTCTATCGATCTATGCCAATAAGCTGGTCGAGAAGGACAAAGTAGTACATCAGGGCGTTATTCGTGAGGTAAGTTTGGTATTATCTGGAGCCAATCCTGGCGCCCTTATTGATAATCTGAATATTGCTCACGGCGACGGATCGACAAGTGAATCAGACGAAGAGGCTATTATCTTTACTGGTTTGAATCTGAGTATTGAAGAAAGCGTTGAAAATGTTGAACACGCTGCTTCTGACTCGGATTCTAAAGATGAAGAAACTGTAGCCGACGTCTTTGAGACGCTCGACGAAAAACAAAAGAGAGTTGTCTATGCTTTGCTCTCTCAGGCTTTGGGAGAACCGGCTACAGATGAAATCAAACAATCCAATTCAGAAGGAGAAACGTTCATGAAGAAAAATGTATTTGATAAGAAAGAAGAAGGCGACACCGCGACTCAACCCGAATTGACCCATGCTCAGGTCCAGGAAATCTTTGCTGATGCGCAGAGAACTGGTTCTTTGAGGGAATCATTTCTGGCGCACGTTGTAACTTATGGTATTGAGAACATTGATTATTTGTTCCCTGATGCTGTGAGTGTTACCCCGACCCCGACGTTTGTTCAGCGTGAGATGGGTTGGGTGAATGTATTTATGAGCAACAGCAAGCACACTCCCTTCTCCCGCATTAAGAGTCTGTTTGCAGACATCACCTTGGACACGGCTCGCGCTTTGGGTTATGTCAAGGGTGCGCTGAAGAAAGAAGAATTCTTTGCTTTGGCAAAACGTGTCACAACCCCGACGACCATCTATAAGAAACAGAAGCTTGATCGCGACGACATTGTCGATATCACTGAACTTGATGTGGTCGCCTGGCTCAAGGCTGAAATGCGTATGTTGTTGGACGAGGAAGTTGCTCGTGCTTGTTTGATCGGCGACGGCCGCGATGTGGCATCCGCAGACAAAGTCAACGAAGCCAACATTCGCCCAATCTTCAAAGATGATGCTTTGTATGCTGTTCGTGTTGTTAATGCCTTCGCTGCCACTACGGCCGAAATCATGGAAGCCATTGTTCGCGCTCGCAAGGATTACAAAGGTACCGGCAACCCCACGATGTTCACGACAACCGATTTCCTGACCGACATGCTCCTGCTCAAGGACACGCTGAACCGCCGGATCTATCCGACAATGGCTGAACTTGTAGCTGCTCTACGCGTCTCCAGCATTGTGGAAGTTCCCGTCATGGAAGGCGTTACCAGAATTGATACCGTTCCTGATCCTGATGTGACCTATAATTTGCTAGCTATTCTCGTGAATCCTACAGATTACACGATCGGCGCCGACAAGGGTGGAAAAGTTAACATGTTCGACGATTTCGATATCGATTACAACCAGTACAAGTACTTGCTGGAAACCCGATGCTCTGGTGCCTTGGTCAATCCTCACACCGCATTGGTGATCGAACAGAACGCCGTATAAGTTTAGTCTGCTTCGGTACTTATAAGAAAAGGATTCAAAATGGCAAAGTTTCATGGCAATATCGGTTTTGCTTCTAGCACGGAAACGGCGCCAGGAGTATGGACTGATGTAGTTACCGAACGCGAATACTATGGAGATGTGCTACGTCAAACAAAACAATGGACAGAAATGGCCAATCAAGTAAATGACAGTTTAACACCCAACAATCGTATAAGCGTTGTGGGCGATGATTTTGCCTATTTGAATTTCTCGACAATGAGGTATGTTATATGGGGCGGGGCTTTTTGGAAGATTTCTAATATTGAAATCCAGAGACCTCGTCTCATTTTATCTCTAGGAGGTGTATACAATGGCCCAAAGGCTTAATCTACAAACTCTTCTGGAAGATCTTCTTGATTCTGAGAACGTATACTTTCAGCCACCTCCTGGATTTTTAATGGCATACCCTTGTATTGTTTACAATCGTAGCAACATTCGTACCAAATTCGCAGACAATATGCCTTATATGCACAGAAAACAATACACGTTAACTGTCATAGATGGCGATCCGGATAGTGCAATACCAGATAAAATTGCTGCTTTACCTGCAAGTTTGTTTGATAGACACTTTACATCCGAGAATCTCAATCATGATGTTTTCAACATCTTATTCTAACAAAGGAGAATAATAAATATGGCTCAATTAATTACTTGGGACGCTGTTGGTGATCGCTTCTACGAAACTGGCGTTGATCACGGTGTTCTCTATCCCCAGATCCCAGATGGAACTTATCCGGTGGGTGTTGCCTGGAACGGTTTGACTAATATTACTGAAAGTCCTTCCGGCGCAGAATCCAATCCTCAGTTTGCAGACAACATCAAATATTTGAATCTGCTCTCAGTCGAGGAATTCGGAGCAACAATCGAGGCATTCACTTATCCTAATGAATTCGCGGTTTGTGACGGCTCGGCTTTCCCTGAACTTGGTGTTGCTGTTGGTCAGCAACCACGTAAGCCATTTGGTCTTTGCTATCGAACGCTTTTCGGCAACGATACCGAAGGCACAGAACATGGTTATAAGTTGCATCTGATCTACGGCGCTTTGGCTTCTCCCTCTGAGAAGGCCTACCAGACTGTCAACGAATCGCCAGAAGCGATCACGTTCAGTTGGGAAGTCACTACCACGCCTGCTCCTGTTACTGGCCTTAAACCATCAGCATCAATTACGATCGACTCGACTAAAGTTGATCCGGCAGATCTTGCTGCTTTGGAAGTCATTCTCTTCGGCGTGACCCCGGCCACTGCTGGACGTCTTCCTCTTCCCGACGAAATCATCACTTTGATGAATCAGCCGTAATAAGAAAAAGACATAACGATCTAAGATTAAAAGTATGAGCCCTGCTTAACATTAGTGGGGCTCATACTGTAATCTATAAATTTTTTTTTTTGATTTGAAAGGAGTATTACAGTGTTAAAGAAAACCATTACCTATATCGATTACAACGACGTTGAAAGAACTGAGATTTTTCTCTTCAACCTGACAAAAGCTGAAGTCACAGAGATGGAACTGTCCATTGAGGGCGGTCTTGTCGTAAAGATCAACCACATTGTTACTACTAAGAATGGCGGAGAGATTATTCGCCTCTTCAAAGAAATTATTCTCAAGGCATATGGCGAGAAGTCTCCAGATGGACAGATTTGTGAAGAGCCAAGATCTTTCCGATGCGTTCTCTCAGACCGAAGCATATAGTCTACTTTTCATGGAATTGGCTACTGAAGCCGAGAAGGCTGCTGAATTCATCAATGCCATAGTTCCGGCGCCATCCAAGTAACAATATCATAACAAATTAGAGGAGGCAAGAGATGCTTCAGATTACAATTCCTTCTATTGAACTTTATAATGAGGCTACGGAAGAATTCGTAACCACAGAAGAAAGGACTTTGCAGTTGGAGCATTCTCTTGTTTCCCTTGCTAAATGGGAGTCAAAGTGGTGTAAACCATTTCTCATAAGAGGGGAAAAGACAAAAGAAGAAACTATTGATTATATTCGCTCGATGACCATTACACAAAACGTGGATCCGAGTATATATAATTATATAACTCAGAGTATTATCGATAAAATTACGGAATATATCGATGCTCCAATGACAGCAACAACCTTCCGTAAAAACACTAAGCAAACCAGTAAAAGTGAAATTATTACCTCAGAAATTATTTATTACTGGATGGTTGCTTTTAGTATTCCTTTCGAATGTCAGAAATGGCATCTTAATCGTTTACTAACACTAATTAATGTTTGTAATATCAAAAATCAACCACCAAAGAAAAACAACCGAAAAGAAATACTTAATCAGAACAGAGCTTTAAACGAAGAGAGAAAAAATAAGTTCAACACTAGTGGTTAAATAGTAAGGAGGTTGATTTGATTACATTCAAACATCGTGGCGATTTTAGTAAAACTGAA